CTCCCAGAAGGTCACAACTCTTTCAGGACTGCAATGCAACTTGATGTCATGTCGGTTAACACCTACGACTACTCGAACCGCTTAAGTCATATGGCCGCTTTCGTCAGCGATATCCAACCTCCGAAAGTGGACATGTCAAGGGCTAGTGCTGCCCTCTGTTTTAATTAGATGACTGAGGCGCAGTACAAAGAGAGCATACGCCAGACAATATTAGGCAGGCTAGCGAAGTTCTTCCGAGGGTTAGGCTACAAAATGATGGGGTTACCATCTATCGTGCTGCAGATATACAACATGTTTATAAGGTACATAAATGGGTACGTGATGCGACTCTCACCGCTCATAACCTCTGCGAACGTGCGGTACTTGTCTGCGGCGATTATCACATTGGCCGAGATCATCATCAAAATAGTTGTCGGGCACACAGGCTTGATCCGCTATGTCAAATGGTTCATTCTCTACTTGATCTTGTGGGGCTTTGAAACGATGGCACCGATACTAGAGAACGCGGCTATCAACATACCCTTCGAGTGGTCCCTGGAACAACGCGGCCAGATAACCACTAATGCCTTACTTGAGGCTGCTCGCCATTTCCCGCGCGTGATGGCTGGTCTGTTCCGCGACGCATTTGTACCAGCCTATCAGCAGCTCAGCGGTGCACTCTTCAGAGGTATTAGCGACCTAGCCAAGCGTATCGCGCCAACACATCATAAAAAGATTGCTAGACTGGCTGGAACATCGACATCAGCTGGCGTAACCGACCAGCGTCTCAAACAGGTAGGAGATGAGTTCGGCCTTGAGCCAATTGAGGAAGAGCCACAACTTAACTTCAGCGACGATTCGTCAGACGTCGAGCGGATTGATGAAAGTTTCCTCACGACAGTATGTAACACTACCGCCAAGGAGATATTGCAGGAAGAACGCTCCGCTTTTGAAGAAGAAGTGAAGATCCTGGAGGCCGTGGATAAGAGCAAAGTAGCGACCGAGCTCGCAGAGCATGAACAGGAAAATGTCGACAAGAGCATAGACGTTACTAAGGTTATAGACCAGCAAGCAGACATAGCCCAAGGAGACGGAACAACGAGTCAAGACCTGGTGGAATCCAACATCGAGTTCTACAGCAAGTTTGGAAGTCTCCCACGAAACGCGCAGATAGAGTTAGCCAAGCTGTTTGGTAGACGAATCACGCTCAATCAGGACGGCAAGCAGGCCCGTGAGAACCTTGAAAGAACTGATCCTCACACCACAGACTACGGATTGCAAGGAAAACAGGCTATGTGGGCAGGGATCATCATTAGCCAGGCTAAAGACAGTGACATAGTCCAAGTCGCCTACTAAGCCGCTCAACAGGAAACAATGATCCGGACTTATATCTGCGCTGCAGCCTACAACGCTTGTGGACATTGGAACCTGCAACCGGAGGAGTTGCTTCATGTCGGCGCACGTATGCTCACTCGCAAAGCAGCCAGCGACATCAAACTAGGAACCCGTGCCCAAGTAAGCTTGGCCAATCCCCCATCACTTAACGAGGTCATCCAACTAGTAGACGAGATAATAATGGCTCCGAGCTAACACAGTTGGAAGCCTACGCTCCCCGAATTGGCCGTCAGCCAGCTTGAGAAGAGACATGAGCGGTATGAACTAGACAGCATCCTAGACTTCAACCCGAACATCCACTGCCCGCCAACTTTTAACCCAGGACGCGGGCCTAGCGAAAGAATGTTTTATAACGTTATCTAGGTTGGCACTGTCACGTACAGAGTGTATGTTCTCTAGAATCCGCTTTAGGAATGCTTGTCTGTGATTCACTTCCATGTACAGGGTGCTTGCAACAACCAAGCCATGCAGGATGAGATCGTGGAGATATGCAGGAACGCACGCAAGACCAAGGTCCACGTTGGCACGGTCGACTTGGACAGCACAGCCCGCGGATTGATGTAACGAACCGCCGTAGCCCTTGATCAGAACGTCTTCAACTTCGATACAAGTGTCGGAGATAAAGTGATCAAACGACTTATTGAGGAAGACGCCGACACAGTCCCTATCGACGCCAAGACCGCAAAACGCTATTTTGGAGAAAATGTTGAAAGTCTTTTCACTCAGCTGGGAGCCATGCGCGCGTGCGGTGAGGATCTGGATTGGAGAAGTGGAGGCGGCCTAGCACAACCGGTTGATGTCCACTGGACTGATGCCACACGCATGATGACTATTCACATGTTCACGGTTGTCAGTCACCTGAAGCGACTGCCAAACTCCGGCAGTACGACATTCCGATATTCTGGCGAGCAATTCAACGTCAAGCAAATCCTGAAGACTAGCAAG